TATTGGGTAATGCTTGGTAAGGAAAAAATAAAATCATTTTCTTACTATAAAGATGCACTTGATTACGCCAATAAACTAAACAATGCAATTAATTCTGTGAAATGACAAACAATAAACAACAAACGGCAGTGGAGTGGTTATGGGAAATAGCATATAATCGAGAATTAACCGTTGAAGATTGGAAACAAGCCAAAGAAATGCACAAGACGGAGCATTTTAACACTTGGTGGCATAGTATCAGTGAAAATGAACCAATCACTTTTGAACAATACTACAACGAAACATTCGGAGGAGGTGAGCAATGACAAACGGAAGCGTTCAATGGTTTCTTGACCAATTGATTGAACATCGAATCATAATTGTTAATCGAACAACATACCAAGTGAAATACAAACACGAAATCCTTTTAGAACAAGCCAAAGAAATGGAAGTAATGGGAAAGGAAATGAGTTATGCCGATGGTTATGCGGAAGGTTATAAACGGGCATTGGATTACATGACCATGTCAATTAAAAACGCAATTGAAACAAAATAATGTTAAACGAAGAAATTACACCCATAGACCAGTTGATTGAATGGTTGCAGATAAACCACAATCTTGAAATACCAACGGATTTATTTCATGAATTGAAACGCGATGAAAAAATCCACGCCCAATGGTGGTATAACAAAGGATTCACAAAAGCCAAATCAATCTATTTAGACGGAGAATGAAACACCTTGAAAGCCGTATGCAAGTGCAATGTGTAAAGTGGTTTCGACTACAATACCGCCAGGTGGGGGATTTATTAATCCATGTTCCCAATGGTGGATCACGCGACCTTCGTACGGCCCAAAGGTTAAAAGCGGAGGGAGTAGTACCTGGGGTGTCCGATTTGGTTCTATTTATGCCCAACCTAACCCACCACGGGTTATTCATTGAGTTAAAAATCAAACCAAATAAGCAATCCGAACATCAAAAAAAGTGGCAATTGATGGTTGAGGCCATGAATTACAAATATGTGTTGGTATATTCGTTTGAGGATTTTATTGTGCAAATAGAAAGTTACTTTGATAACGCTTAACGATATCGCCAAACGCCACATTGAATGGATTAAAATTGCCAAATACTTGGGGGCAAATCGTGATGAGGTTGATGACATGGTACAAACAATGTATTTGAAACTCGGGGAAATACAAATTAAGGAAGGTTCATTAAATAGGTTTGCCAATTACAACGGAACAATCAACACCATCTATCTTTTCAAAATGCTACACAATGCGTTTATAGACATCAAACGGGCAGAAAACAAGGTAATACCATACCAAGACCAATTCAACCCCATAGAAAGCCCCGAAATGGCTGAAATGGCACATTTGGACTTGATGGGTGAAGTAAAGAAAGCAATTGATGACCTACGCGATTATGACCAGATGTTATTGGAGTTGCATTTTGTGTACGGACATAGCATGAGGGATATTGAAAAAAAGACGGGCATTCCAACACATAGCGTATTTAACTCAATCAAAAACGCCAAACAATTTATTAAACAAAGAACAACGGTAAAATATAAAATTTATGCAGAAGAAAAACGAAACACGGAAGAAGTACACCGAATCACGACCATCCATCGGGGTGGGGGATATGATTCAGAAGGTGACACAAGCCACGGGGATTGAACTTGCCACCAAATTTTTGATGGGCGAGGATTGTGGATGCGATGCCCGTAAACACAAATTGAACAAAATGTTCCCAACCCGTCAACCATTGTGCATGACGGAGGATGAATACCATTGGTGGACACATTTTAAGACCATCAACGACACGACATTGGCCCCAATGGAGGCAAACAAGGTGGCGGAAATATGGTCACGCATATTCCAAAGCAAAAGAATTTACAAGCCATGTTCGTGCAACCCCAAGGCATGGCAAAACATGATTAACGAATTAACCCAGGTGTATGAAACTTACGAGAAACCTTTGTGATTGTTGTGACCATTACAAAGAATCAACAAAAGAACTAATCAACGAGACGGGGCCAAACATTGAACCCAACCAAATTTATATGTGTATAAAATGCAGACAGAAATTTCAAGACCGAGCAAAGTGGGGGCCGTGGTTACTCGCCGCCAAAAACTTGCAAAGCAATACGCCATAATTATTTTACGCGAAGACATGGGCATGACCTGGGCCGAGGTAGGCAAACGAATGGACATGAACCCCCGAGTATGTAACACACTTTATCTTCAAGCCACAAACGATGAAGCCACACACGAAAATTTATTTAACATACTTTGGGTATGACGAAAGCGATTTTATCCCATGTGAGGTTTGTGGATCAAAAGCCGTGGACATTAATCATATTGATTGTCGCGGAATGGGAGGGAGTAAAACAAAGGATGTTATCACTAACTTACAGGCATTGTGTCGACCATGTCACATCAAATATGGAGATAAGAAACAACACCGAGATTTTTTAATCATCACACACCAAATAAAAATGCACAAATGATACAAACAGTAAAAACAAAAGACATCATCGCCAACGATACGAACCCCAGGGTCATCAAAGATGATAAGTTCAAGAAGTTAGTTCAATCCATCAAGGACTTTCCGCAAATGCTACAACTCCGCCCCATCGTTGTCAATGATGATATGGTGGTCCTTGGTGGGAATATGCGTTTACGGGCCGTTCAAGAAGTTGGATTGAAGGAAGTGCCAATCATAAAAGCATCGGATCTAACACCCGAGCAACAAAAAGAGTTTATCATTAAGGACAACGTGGGATTCGGAGAATGGGATTGGGATGTATTGGCAAATGAATGGGAACCCGAATTGTTAAACGCGTGGGGTTTGGATGTTTGGCAACAACCAGTTGAGGTTGATTATTCACTTTTGGATGAGGAAGATTTATCCGATGAACTTTCCGACATGGCAGACGGAGTAAAGAAAGCCATCCAAATAGAATTTGAACCAGACCATTACGAAGAAGCGTATGAGTTGGTTAAGTTTTGGCGTGAACGCGGGGCGTATGTCGGCCACATGATATTGTTGTATCTCAAAGAAGAAAAAGCCAAGTTATGATTCAAAGTTCCATCAAGGGTATAAAGTTTTTGCATCGTGAAAACACGAGCGATTTAAAGACATTTGAAGAAGTCATTGGCAAGGATGTATATCAAAAAAAAGGCATGAAGATATTACCAGGGGAAGAATGGGTGGATTGCGGTGGTAATGTCGGTGCGTTTACTTTGTTGGCGTGTGCATTGGGGGCCAAAGTCACCGTATACGAACCCGACCCAAACAATTGCGCGATGATTGAAAAGAATTTAGCGTTGAACGGATTCACGGCAAATGTGGTTTGTGCGGGGTTGGTCCACAACCAAGTCAAGAAGGCAAATTTATATGTTGGGAATAATGGCAATGTGTGGCGTAATTCTATGTTTAAGAATTGGAACGGCAAAGGATTAAAAGTGGATTGCGTTAATTTTGACGAAGCAATTAAAGACGGAGTATGCGTTAAAATAGACATCGAAGGTGCAGAAATGCCGATTTTGGAAAACACCCAAAGGAAATTTAAGAAGTTAGTTTTTGAATGGAGTTTTGATATCGACCCGTCATTGCCACGATTTTGGAATATCATTGAAAAGTTAAACAAGAATTACAAATTAGGTGCGATTGGGAATACCGCCAAGTTTCAAAGCCGTGATTACGATGTATGGCAAAAGAGTTGGTTCCCCGCGTGTACAAATGTATTTTGCTATGAAAAGGATTGATTTAATAAAACAACTACACGATGTTCAAATCGGACAAGATTGCCCGTATATTGAACCAAACATCACAGAGGATTGCATTTTTTACGAGGATGGAATCGCAGTTGGTTTTTACATAAAGCAGATGCCCGAAAAAATGTGCAAGTTGGCAAATTTGGCAAATGCTGAATTACGAAGCAAAAATGTACCTAAAAGCGAAATGGGAAGAACGGCAGGACAAAAAAACCTTGAAAGCGCAGTTCAACAATATAGCACAATTATTGGCAGCGTTCCACCAAGACCACACAACAGAAGGCCCTATCCAAGTATTAGTTCAGTTCACCAGGTAAAAACCGCGCAGAACTTTATTAAAGCAATGTTGATGTTAGCCAAAGAAAGTGAGCAACTCATAAAAGAAATCATGCCCGAACAATACGCAAAGCAAGTTGAACTTTTTAAGGCAGTACCCGACCAATGGAAGTTTGCTAACCTTTTTACAAGTTCAATTTCAAACTATAATATCCCCGCCCCATTCCATCGTGATGCTGCAAATATCGTTGGTGCGGTGAATGTCATAATCACAAAGCGTTTGAACGCCAAAGGTGGAAACCTTCATGTTCCCGATTACGGGGCCACAATGGATAGTGCAGACAATTCAATTTTGGTCTACCCAGCATGGAAAAATGTGCATGGAGTTACCCCAATCATCCCAACACACGAAGGGGGATATCGGAATAGTTTAGTATTTTATCCTTTAAAGGCATTTGTAGGATTAAAATAAATAATAAAAATAATTTGGTATTTCAAATATAAAAGGTAATCTTTGCTATATGAATATGACAAACACAATTACAATCAACGGCATTGACGGGTCAATTGCCTACTGCGAAGCAAAAGGATTATCAAAAGTTTTCATGGCTTATGCCAACGAATGTTCAAGGTCTGAAATCATGGAGGTTGGATTTAACCCTAATTCGGGTTATGTTTACATCTCCCTTGAAGATGGTATTTCAATTTGCTCAAACATGGGGCAGAAAGTTGAATTCCTTGTCACCAATTTTAGAAACGGAGAAGAAACATTTTACGACACTTACGAAGAAGCACAAAAACACGATGAAAGCATGGCGGAAGATTGAACGAACATTACCAGAAGAAGGACACCCCGTATTGGTTCATACCGAACGGGGTATTCCTTTTGTGGCAACTTACTATGACGGGCAATGGCATTGCTCACACACCGACCAAAGGTTGGATGTAGTTTATTGGATGCCCATTCCCATAACACCAGACGAATAATGGCATACGACAGAAACGAATTAGAACAAACGGCATTGGAAGCCATCAAGAAAAACAAGTTGTTTTTTATCCAGGATGTAATTGCATATCTACCGTGTACAAGCAGTACATTTTACCACCTTCAATTGGAAAAATCGGAAAGTATAAAAGAGGCGTTGGCAGAAGTCAAAACCAACATTAAGGTATCAATGCGATCCAAATGGTATTTGAGTGAACAACCTACCTTGCAATTGGCGTTAATGAAATTGATAAGTAGCGAAGAAGAACTCCGCAAACTTTCAATGAGCCACAATGTATTGGAGGAAAAAGAGAAACCAATTTTCAACGGGATTGATATAAATGTTGCAGAAAACGACAGCCCAGGTCAAGATTAGTCAATTACGCAAACGAGTTAGAATTGTAAGGGGTGGAACATCAAGTTCAAAAACCTTTTCAATTATCCCGTTGCTGATTGATTATGCAGTAAAAAACGCCAAGTGTGAAATAAGCGTTGTATCGGAAACTATCCCCCATTTGCGGAGGGGTGCTATACGCGACTTCCTTAAAATAATGGAAATGATAGGGATGTTTGATCCGTTGAAGTGGAACAAATCATCATGGACTTATAAGTTTAGCAACGAAAGTTACATTGAATTTTTTAGTGCAGACCAACCCCAAAAATTAAGGGGTGCAAGGCGTGATGTTCTATTTGTCAACGAGTGCAACAACATCGATTGGGAATCGTATTATCAAATGGCAATTCGTACGCGAAAGTTTATTTATTTGGATTATAACCCAGTGGCGGAATTTTGGGTTGATAGTGAATTGGTAAACGACCCAGATGCGGAAATGATTGTACTTACCTACAAGGACAACGAGGCGTTGGACAAATCCATCGTTGCAGAAATTGAAAAGGCACGGGAAAGGGCTGAAACAAGCAACTATTGGCGGAATTGGTGGAGAGTATTTGGGCTTGGTGAGATTGGAAACCTTCAAGGGGTTATATTCAGCAACTGGCAAACCATTGACACCATTCCCGATGATGCAAGGTTGCTCGGCATTGGTGTAGATTTTGGGTATACAAACGACCCTACGGCAATCGTAGCCGTATATGAATACAATGGTCAACGCATCATCGATGAGGTCGCATATCACACGGGAATGCTTAATAGTGACATTGCAAAGGCATTACCCAACTTTGTACCCGTGTATGCAGATAGTGCCGAACCAAAGTCAATCGATGAAATTAAAAGATACGGCATAAGAATTAAGGGAGTAACCAAAGGCAAGGATTCCATCAACTACGGAATCCAAATCATGCAAAGCCAATCGTATTTGGTTACATCCACATCCACCAATTTAATCAAAGAGTTGAGAAATTATTGTTGGGACACGGATTCCCAGGGCAAAACAACCAACATTCCCACGGGCGTACATCACGGAATTGACGCGACTCGCTACTTCGAGATGATGGCGTTGGGTATTAAAGCGAACTTTGGCGTGTACGATATTAGGTAATATTGTTTATTTCGTGTTTATTTGTATCTTTGAAAAGACAAATAACAAATTATGGAAAAACAAACCTATCTATTAATTGCCAAAGGGCATTTTTTTGATTTGGAAATGGAATTCAAATCGGAAACAAAATTGAATCGTGAATTAAAGCGGTTAAAATTATTGCATCAAGATGAATTAAAAAGATTAAAATCAATTGCAAGTAACCGACTTTCAACAAAGCGTTATTGGGATTATCGCAAAAGAAAATATTGTTACAAAAAAGAACCCGTTGATATCTATGATGCGGTTCCAGGGTTTCAGAAATTGGCAATTCAAATAATACATAAAATTACAGTATGAGCATAGTGACAAAAGCGTTTTATGCAGTAAAATGCGATTCATGTGGTGTGTTATTCCCGCCAGAAAATGAATTTGAAGAATACACATATTGGGATGATAGCAATTACGCAGTTCAATGTGCAGAAGAAGATTCGTGGTTGACGACAGAACATTTGGATCACTATTGTAATAAATGTTATGAATTTGATGAAAACGACAATGTTATTATTAAAAACAAAAATAATTCAATATGACAAGCCATTACCAACAATTACACTTACAACGACAAGAAATTAAACGCCTAAGATTATTGTTAGTGCAGATACAAGGCGAAGCCCTAACCAAAATTCAATCGTTAAAGCGTGAAATAATAAACCCACGGGTTGATTTTAACGATGCACCAAACCATTGGAAGGAAGTATTGAGGGCGGTTTGCACAGTATCAGAATTAACCCCCGATGAAATACTTTGCCCATCACGGAAACGGGCATCGTTATACGCCCGTCACATGTTCAACTTTATTTGTCGGAAGCGATTAGGGATGGCATGGGCAGAGATTGGGCGGATCATCCATCGCGACCATTCAACGGCAATCAATTCGGTAAACGAGTTTAGTAACATTTTGCACACCGATAAGGAGGTGCAAAGGCAATACGCCAAAGTGTGTGTATTATTGAACGAGGTATTATGAACATCATAAATTTTAGCGGGGGCAGAACATCCGCGTACATGACCAAAAGATTGATTGATGAAGGTGGGGAGTACATTGTTACTTTTCAGAACACGGGAAAGGAGATGGCTGAAACACTTGAATTTATCAATGAGTGTGATAAGCGTTGGAATCTAAACATAATTTGGTTGGAATACAGATTTGGCAATAATTTTGAAGTTGTAACCTACGAAACCGCATCCCGTAATGGCCGACCATTTGACGAAGTCATTGCCCACAAGAAACAATTTTTACCTAACCAACGATTAAGATATTGCACAACATTCCTTAAAATTGACACGCTTCGCAGATATTTGAAATCAATTGGCATTACTGATTACACATCGTTTAACGGCATACGATACGATGAACCAAGAAGGTGGAACAAAATTAAAGATTCCGATTTTGATGTTGAATTGCCGTTGGTTAAATGGAAAACAACCAAGCCAGATGTATTGAGTTGGTGGAAACAACAACCATTTGATTTGATGGTCAATGAGCCGTACGGAAATTGTGATGGTTGTTTCTTGAAAGGCAAAGGCAAGTTGTCAATTATCGCCAAAGAAAAACCCGAATTACTTGATTGGTGGATCAAACACGAAACGGAATCGGGAAACACATTTAAGAAGGAAATCAGTTACCAACAAATCAAAGACAAGGCACAATCACAACTTGGCTTGTGGGATGATGACCCATCGTTTGAGTGTTTCTGCAATGTAGATTAGGGGGTTAACAACAAACCCCGATTTGGTCGTTTTATAATTAATGATTGAATCAAAAACCATATTAGTACCCACATCGTTAAAGGATGTAAAGTTGCATCAAATGTTGGCGTACCAAGGTCTTAAAGAAGACATGGAAGACACCCAACGCCAATTGGAAGCGGTATCAATTTTTTGTGAGTTGACAATGACCGAGGTTATGGCCATGCCGTTTGATATTTTAGCAAAGGCAGTGGAACGCATCACATTGATGTTGACCGAGCAACCCGAGTTTACACCCAGGTTCAAAATGGATGGCATTGAATACGGATTCATTCCAAACATCGATGATATGTCGGTGGGGGAATTTATTGACATTGAAACATACACAAAGGAAACGCACGACCTATGGAAAGTCATGAGTGTGTTATATCGCCCCATAACCCATAGTGGGCAAAATGGGAGGTACGAAATACAACCCTACAATGCGAATCTTGTCACCGCATTCAAGGACATGGATTGCAACACCGCATTTGGTGCCATGGTTTTTTTTTGGAGTTTAGGAATCGACTTACTGAATTCTATCCAGAAGTATTTGGAGGGGGAGATGGGTCAGCAGATGAAAACCGCCTTACCAAAAAATGGGGATGGTTTGGAATGGTCTATCGACTCGCTTCAAGAGATTTCCTACGCTTGGAAGATGTCTATACTAAAACCATTCACACCGCTTTGTATTGGACCGCTTACGAAAGCGACATTGCGGAAATGGAACAAAAAATTATTAAGCAAAGTTACAAGCGATGATAAATAATCACATAGGCACGGCATTCAAGGTGTTCAAGGACATAGCAACCGCAGAGGGGTGGAATTATAGCCACGGCACATTGACGGAATTTGACTTCAAGGCATTCACGGTATTCCCATTGATGCATTGCTCAATTCAATCCGTGTCACTTACCGACCAAATTGCATCCGTACAAATGAACATCATGATTGCGGATCGTGTGAACTTTTTGAAAGGTGAGAACGAGCAATTGAACCTTATCACAGTATACGACCAATACGGATACACGGAGAATGAAAACTATGCCCACATCCTCCAACAAATGTATGTGCAATTTTCAAAAGGATTGTGGTTGTTAGAGCAAACCTATTTTAACCAAATTCAATACCAACGCCCCATTGTGTTTAATCCATTTGTTGAAACGATGGATTCAGTATTGGCGGGATATCAAGTTCAAGTCACAATTGATTTAATCAACCCTTGGGTTACAGATGGCGATTGCGTTTAAGAATAGCGTTGCCGTTGTTGCGGATTATTCCAAAAAGTGGGCAATTGCTTGTCGGAATATGTTGGAGGTGAAACGCCCCCGCACATCTATTCGTGCCAAATGGAAAAAGGTTGGTGGTGGATGGCAAGTGGTGTCAGCAACCAAAAAAACATTTCGTGGTAATTATGTTGCAAGTGGTCAATTGGTGGCATCTATCCAACCCGACCCAAATGGATTGACAATGGGTATTACCATGAACAAGACGGCGGATTATGTGCAGAATGGAAGGAAACCAGGCAAAGGCATCCCACTTGATTCAATGCGTAGTTGGGTAAAAATGAAACGCATACAACCACGCGATTTGTCAACGGGTAAATTCAAATCCAAGGCCAACGCCGAGGCAATGCGGTTTATGATGAATAGAAAAATAAAGTATTTTGGTATTGAGCCGTTTCCGTTTGTCAACCAAGCGAGACAACAAATTTTACCATCGTTCAACAAAGCGTTGACCCAGGCGATGAAACAAGACATACAAAAAGGATTATTTAAGCGATGAACTTTACAGAACAACCAAGTAGCATAGTGGGGGCAAATTCCCCCATCATTTACCAAGCATACGATGGCAATTATGCGGTCACCAATTTCAACTATGTATTCAAGGTATATGTGTGGAGTGGTGGCACATCGTTACCAACAACACCCGTTGCGACAATTATACGCAGACCCGACCAGTTCGGAGGGGGAAGGGCATGGATAGACATTCACAAGATTGTAACCCAATACATCAAACGCGATTACTTTCTCACGGGTACTTATAAACCCAATATCGGGGAAGGTGCAATGAGGGTGGCCGTAACTTGCCAAGGATATATTGGTGAGGTTGTAAACACCGCAAAAATCACATCCAATGTTATTTTAGCCACACAAGGTTATACATACACACAAGACGGGTTCAATGTTGGATTCGGAACAAAGTATGTGTACACGGATAAAACCCAAGTGACATTGACAACACAAACCCCACAAGCGTATTTATGGTACGATGCAAGTGTTATTACATCCATCACTTGTGGGAGTGCGACAGTCACCCCAAATACAATTACCACTTCATCGCAGTTAATCCAAGGAATTGAAATTAAACAATTGATGACGGCGGGTGGTGTATGGGGCATGAATGCCAATATCACTTTTGTAAAAGCGGGAGATGATATTGTGATGCCAGTGGTATTTGATTGCCAAAACAAGTATGGACAACAAGATGCGTTGTATTTGAACAAATACGGGGTATACGATTCGTTTTTGTTTAACGCATTAAGCCGTGACAATTACGGAATTGAAAAAGAGACATACTCACAACCCATTTTCAAACAAGCCAATTTAGGCCAAGATTGGAGTTATGGGGTCGGCATCACCACATCGTATTTGGTGAACTCAAAATTGACAATGATGGTAAACACCGATTGGTTAGGGACGGCGGATATAGACGCGTTAGAACAAGTGTTTTACTCAAATAATATATGGATGTTGGATGGCAACATTGTGTTAGCGGCGAGGGTCATCGATTCATCCTATGAAAAGAAGAAACGCATTAACGAAAATTTGATCCAATACACCATACAATTTGAATACAGTCAACCAAAGATTAACAAGATTGTACGATAATGGAGTTAAGATTTTCATTGACCATCGACAACGGGGTTGAAGATACCATCACCCCAATCATGACCGCGTTAGCAACCAGGGCGGTGAGTGGATTTACAGAAGGCCAACAATGTTGTATTGAAAAATTAGAGGCATTGGGCGGGGCGTTCAACGAGTTGTTACCCGTGGATTTGTTTCAAGATGAAAGCGTTGAATTGAATAGGCAATTAAAAGACCTACAAGATTTGTCAACCATTTGGACAGATTACACCCAATCGTTTCAAATACCAGCATCGGACACGAACAACCTAATTTTTGCGGATTGGTTTGATGAGAATATCGTATTGGGTGGATGGAATCCAAACTTAGGGAAAAATGCCACACTTTACATTCACTCAATTCCCGTTTACAATGGCCGTGTTGAATTTATCGGGTGCAAGTACAAAGACGGAATCCCACAGTTATACAACATCGTATTTTATGGAACCACCAAAAAGATATTGGACATTTGGGGTGAAACCTTATTGAACGAAGTTGATTGGAGTGCGTATAATCACACGGCAAACTACGCAAACATTTTATCATCGTGGGATCAAGCGTTAT